ATAGTTGTAGATGAAAAGGAAGCAATTGAAGCTATACCATTAGATGAAATAGCTTATCACGCTGGAAATAGGAATGGCAATAATAAATCCATAGGTATTGAAATATGTGAGTCTGGAAATAGACAAAAAACATTAGACAATGCAGTAAAATTAGTAGCAAAAATGTTACATGAAAGAAAATGGGGGATAGACAAGCTAAGACGACACTATGATTGGTCGGGGAAGAATTGTCCGAGGATAATGAGTCACAACAATTGGCAGGCATGGACAGGCTTTAAAATGAGTGTAGAAAGGGAGTTGAATAGATTGAAAGCAGGAGAGAAAACAAAAGTAAATCATGAGCCTTCTAACTGGGCGAAAGAAGCTTGGGAATGGGGAATAAAACATGGCATAACTGATGGAAAAAGACCTCAAGACAATGCCACTAGAGAAGAAATAGTTACAATGCTATATAGAGCTAAGAAGGTGAAGTAGATGGATAATTTAACTGAAAAAGACCTAGAAAAATTATTGAAATTGAAAAAGAAACAGAATAAAAAAGGTAGATTTTCAAAGTTTATCGTAACTTTTGTAATTTTGCTAAATGTTATTTTTACAGCAGCAGTTCTATATATATTTTTGCAAGTAGGGAGTGAGCCGCAGGTTCTTATAGGATCTTGGTTTGCATTTACAACAGGAGAATTGTGGATGTTATCTAGCATAAAGAAGAAGAAAGTAAAGGAGAATGAAAATGAATATTGATATAATTGTAAAAGTATTAATACCTTTATTGGGAGCTATCTTAACATATTTGATAGTTCCTTTAATTTTACAAAAAACCACTAAGCAGCAAAGAGAAAATATTTATTTCTGGGTGACTGTAGCAGTACAAGCAGCAGAAATGATATACAAGGAAAAAGGACAAGGCAAGCTAAAGAAAGAATATGTAGTAGATTTTTTGGTTAGTAAAGGAATAAATATAACTATACAGGAGTTAGATGTACTTATAGAAGCAGCGGTGAAAGAATTAAATATGGCACAAGAAAAATTGAATGAGTAAAATTTACGAGGACCAGGATTAAGTTCCTGGTCTTTTTTTGTGCCCAAAATTAATAAAAAAACATTTCGACATTCGCCTTCTGTACTCCTACAATTTGTTCCAATTCTTCCTGGGTAATTCCTTTTTGTCGCCTTAAAAATTTAATTCTATCCCCCATTTCCATTCCTAAAACCTCCTTAAAGTATCTTATCTTTACTATATTATAGCATATATTTAAGATAAATATACAAGAGTTTCAAAAAAAAGATACAAAAAGTATTGTATTTTTTAAATAGGTGTGCTATAATTTAAGTATCCTAAAAAGATACAAGGAAAAGGGGTGAAGAAATGAACGCAAACAAATTAAGAGCAGTTATGATACTAAATAACGATAAAGGTAGCGATTTGGCGAAGGCATTAGGAATATCACATCCTACTTTTTCTGCTAAATTAAATGGTAAGGGACAGTTTACTCAAGGCGAAATACAAACTATAAAAGAAAGGTATAGTCTAACTGCCGAACAAATTGATGATATTTTTTTTAACATAAAAGTATCCTAGAAAGATACAAAGATGGGAAGGTGGTGCGCATGAAAAATAATATTTCAGTCAAAAAAGCTGCAGAGATATTAGGAGTATCTCAACAGTTTGTAAGAATTGGACTCCAAAGAGAAAATCTACCAATAGGAACAGCGGTAAAGATGTCTTCCAGATGGACATATCATATATCCCCAAAGCTTCTGCAAGAATATGTAGGGGAGATAGAAAAGGAGGTAATCTAATGAAACTCTACAATTGCTATACAAACGCAGAGAAATCATTAAAAAGGATCGACTTAGAAAGCTTAAACAACAAAGAACTAGTAAGGTTAGCACAATTTATTAAAGGCAGCTATATAGATGGAGTGTATAAGGATGAAAGCATAGTTATCGACGCACTTACACAGATTAGCGAAGAATTGGGAGGGAGGTACTCTAAGTGAAACTTTGCAACTGTTACAGCGAAGGAGAAAGAAGGTTAGGAGAAATAGAATTACAAGGATTAGACAACAAAGAATTAGTTGAATTATCAAGGAAAATCAAGGCAGCCTGGCAACAGTGCATAATGCAAGATGAAGAAATAGTTATAAATGCTCTTGCTCAAATATCGGAGGAATTGGGAAGGAGGAACTAAGATGACAGATCTACAGATATTTCTACAAGCAACTATAAAAACAATAAAATATTTTCCGCTGGTATTACCGACCATAATAGGTGGACTAGCAGTGTTGGCGGTAGAGGAGAAGGAGGGGAAAGAAATGCTAGAAAAAAGACACATAATCTTTGAGAAAAATGCGTATATAGCAAACATTCTACTTAAAACTGGCAGGTGCAAGAATGAAGGGAATTGGATTTTTAGCTGTAAAGATAATGTAGAAGATATGAAAATCTTGCAAGAAGCAGTATATGCAAAAGAAAAGGAAATTGGGGCAAAAATAAAGCTTTTGTTTGCTAATCCTGACGATTATGGCGATTTAAGGGAGGTCTAAACCGTGGACGAACACTTACAAAAACTAAGACAAGCTGAACAAAATTTCAACTATGCAGACCAAAAATACATTGATGCAGCTATCTATGAGTTGAAGGCAACGGAAGAGAAATTCTCTGCAATGTTAAGGGAGAAAAGAGGTGAGAAGAAATGAAACGCATATCTTTCACAGACGATTGTTTTGCAGACTTAGAAGACAGTTGCAAGGTTATAGGTGATAAAAATTGCAAAGGATGTGGATTTTACAAGACTCAAATACAGCTAGAAATAAGCAAGAAAAGGGCATTGCGAAGGCTTAAAAGTTTGGACAAGGCTCAAAGGCTGAGGATTGCAGAAAAATATAAAGTGGAGGGGATAGTGTGAGAATTATCAAAGGTAAAAATTTAGGTGGTTTTGATTTAATGCCACCAGCTGAAGGTACTTGCCCAGAATGTGGAGTAAAACACGAGCCAGAACTACCACATAATCAACAAAGTTTATTCTACCAATATAAATTTTATAACGAACGTGGAAGATGGCCGACTTGGAAAGACGCAATGGAACATTGCTCAGAAGGAATGAAAGAATTATGGATTTATGAACTGAGGTCAAGGGGGATTGAGGTATGAAAAACGAAAGACAAATTCGTAAAGTAGCAGAGGAAGCAGCAAGGATTATGAGGGATTATCCCCATTTAAAATATTATCAAGCAATTATGAAAGCTAAGGAGGTGTTGAAGAATGACAGCGATAACATACAAAAACTCAACGAAAGACATAACTCTAGGACAAGCAATATGGATGCATAAAAGATTAGGCTTAGCAGTTATTATTGACAACGGAAAAGATGTAACTTTAGCAATAGAAGAACCTATCCGCCGCCAAACGAAATAGGTTCAGAAAAACATATCTAAGTAGAGTATACCACGAAAGGGGAGGAGTATTCAAGATGAAAGAAATTGTTAATCGTAAAAATGGAACATTGACTATAGAAAAAATTAAACCCTGTAAAGCTGAAATAAGGAAGGAAATGGCTTTTATGTTAGAGGCAATGACTGAGCTAGATAAGGATATAGAAGCTGGAAAGAAAGCTGAAAGAAGGCTGAAAGAGCTAGAGAAGGATTTTAATTATTTATGTAAATTGGTTATAGAGGGGGAAGATTAATGCAAGAAAATTGGAAAGTTACAAACGATAAACAGGCAGAATGGGTTATTGAGAAATACAATGAAGAAATGCTTGAAAAAGCTAGATATAAACAGTCTCTACAAGTTAAGATGGAGGATCTCCAGGAGAAACTAAGAAAGTTAGAAGATGAAGAAAGAGAGGCTAAGGAAAGAAGAGATTCATATTTAATAGAGTACTTTGAAACTATACCAGAAGAATTTAAGAAAAAGACTAAGACTATGGAAAAATATAGATTACCTAGCGGAGAAATCATTAAGAAATATCCTAATCCAGAATTTAAAAGGGACAATAAAAAACTGTTAGGCTGGATTAAAGCTAATAAGTTAGATTATGTAGAGGTAAAAGAAACTCCTAAATGGGGAGAGCTTAAAAAAATAACTAAAGTAGTAAATGGACAAGTAGTTACAGAAGATGGGGAAATAGTTGAAGGTGTAGAAGTGGTGGAAAGACCGCCAGTTATGGAATTTAAGGAGGGGTAGAATATGACATTACAAATTACTAATGCAGCAGATATTAAGACTACAAAGGGGACCTATTTAATATATGGTCCTCCAGGAATGGGAAAGACTACAGCGCTTAAATATCTCCCAGGCAAAACTCTAGTCTTGGATGTAGACAGAACTTCTAAGGTCTTAAAAGGATGTAAAAATATAGATATAGTTGAGGTTGACAATATTAACACATGGGATTTTTGGGAGAAATTAATTATAGAATTATATGAAAATTACAGGGGGAAGTATGACAATATTGCAGTTGACAATGTGAGTGAACTGGAAAGATGTATATTAAGTGATTTAGGCAGCCAGGGAAAAAATAAAGGTGTACCTTCTCAAGGGGATTATCAATATATGCAGTTTAGACTGGTAAATAGTTTAAGATATATGAAAAATTTAGATATGAATATTATCTGGACTGCATGGGAGATAACAGATTCATTCCAGGATGCAAATGGACAATATTACAATAGAGCATTCCCGCAGATTAACCATAAAATTATAAACAACGTTTTAGGATTATGTGATGTAGTAGGAAGATTGGCTATAAATTCTGAGGGCGAAAGAGGGTTTATATTAACAGCTACTAACTCAACTTTTGCTAAAAATCAGCTTGATAATCGTAAAGGTTGTCTGCAAAATGAACTAATTTTGGCAGGTGATGGCAATGGCAAACAAAAAACCTCATAAAGATTTAACAGGCCAAAAATTTGGAAGATTAACAGTTTTAAAATATTTAGGTGAATCTAAATGGTTATGCAAATGTGAATGTGGAAACTATTCAACTCCTAGAGGCGATAGACTAAAGAACGGAATAACTAAATCTTGCGGATGTCTGCAAAGAGACATAGTAAGCAAACAATCCACTAAACATGGAATGTCAGATACGAGGATTTATAGCATTTGGCGAAATATGAAACAAAGATGCAGTAATCCAAATGCTACAAAATATGAAATATATGGGGGAAAAGGTATTGAAGTATGTAATGAATGGTTAGATTTTATGAATTTCTATAACTGGGCTATGGCGAATGGTTACAATGATAATTTAAGTATTGACAGAATAGATGGGAATAAAGGTTACACTTCTGAGAATTGTAGATGGGTAACTTATAAGGTCCAAGGGAATAACACAGAACAAAATCATATCCTAACATATAAAGGGAAAACACAAAATGTTACCCAGTGGGCAGAAGAATTAGGAATCGATTCCAATACTTTGAACACACGAATTTCCAGAGGGTGGAACATAGAAAAAGCATTAACAACCCCCGTAATGCAGGAACTAGAAAGAGACAACAAGGGAAGATTTATCAATGCGTGAATTAAGGGATTATCAAAGAAAACTACTCAATCAAGTAAGGGAGGCATATTTGGCAGGGTACAATGCTCCATGCATTGTTTCACCCTGCGGTTGAGGGCAGTGGGAAAACAGTTATCATGTCGGATATGGCAAAGAAGGCAGCAGAAAAAGGCAATAGGACATTATTCTTGGTCCACAGGAAAGAGTTGAAGGATCAGACTATAGATACCCTAAAATGGTGGGGTGCTGATACGGACTATATAGAAGTAGGTATGATCCAGACAATAGTTAGGAGGTTAGAAAAAACTCCTGAACCTAAATTAATCATCACAGATGAAAATCATCACAGTTTAGCCAAGAGCTATAGAAGAATTTACGATTATTTCCCTAATGCTAGGCTAGTAGGTTTTACAGCCACACCAGTAAGGCTAAACGGGGGAGGATTAGGAGAAGTAAATGACATATTAATTGAAGGCCCTACAGTACAAGAATTAATTGAATGGGAAAACTTAGCGCCATTTAAATATTATGCTCCTGAAATTGTAGATACTTCTAAGCTAAAAATTAGACGTGGAGAATATGTAGCAAGTGATATAGATGAAATGTTTAGAAATAAAGCTATTTGGGGTGATGTAATTAAGCATTATAAGAAATTGAGTTATGGAAAACAAGCTATATGTTACTGCAGCAGTGTTAAGCAGAGTAAGGAAATGGCAGAGGAATTTAACAAGGCAGGAATTAAAGCCAGGCATATAGATGGAGAAACTCCTAAATATGAAAGGGATGCAGCAATAGAATATTTTAGACAAGGTGAAATTATGATTCTATGTAATGTGGACCTTATAAGTGAAGGGTTCGACGTACCAGATTGTAATACAGCAATACTTTTAAGACCTACACAGTCATTAGGATTATATATCCAACAAGCAATGAGACCTATGAGATATAAACCAGGAAAAACAGCTATAATTATCGACCATGTAGGAAACGTAGGGAGATTTGGGACTCCAGATATGGAGAGAGAATGGACATTGGAACCAAAGAAAGGATCTAATACTACAGTTCAGGAAGAAAATCCAGTTAAGCAATGTCCTGAATGTTTCTACACAGTAATGAGAAGTACAGATATATGTCCGGAATGTGGTTATGAATTTGGACAAGACATTAAGGAAGTAGAACAGATTGAAAGTGAATTAGTAGAAATAGGATCTACACAAACATTTACTACAGATTATAGAGAACCTGAGGATTGTAAGAATATGAGCGAATTATATCAGTTAGCCAAGAATAGGGGTTATAAGCCAGGATGGGCATATTACCAAGGGAAACTGAGGGGGTGGGTGAAATAAAATTTAAGCATGAATATAAGTGTAAGGATTGTGGTTATTCAACAAATTCAATATGGAAACTTTCCATTTGCTTGAACTGTAAAAGTAAGAATATAACTGTTAAAAAAGTTAAAATAAAGGAGGAAATGTAAATGTTTAATTTTCAAGTAAATCATGATGAAGCAGTAGATTTTGGGCTAATAGAAGAAGGAGAATATGAGGTTATAGTGGCAAAAGCTTTTGAAGATGCAGCCAAGAGTGGAACAATGTTTATAAACTTACATCTAGTAGTCAGAAATGATATAGACCAAAAATATAAAAACAAATATATATTTGCTAATATATGGCAATCAAAAGATACGGGACAGTATCATCCAGGAATGCTGAATACAGTTGCTAAGGCTTTAAGAATAGAGAATGGTAAAACATATAATAGTTTAGAAGAATTATTGAACGATTTCAAAGGAAGAACTGCAAGAGTAACGGTAAAGCACGAAGAATATAATGGCAGGACATATGAAAGAGTGAAGGCTTGGGAATCTAGTAGGTTTAGTACTTGCAATCATCAATTTAAGACGACAAATGACATACCAGATGGATTCGTAGAGGTAAAACATGATAACATACCATTTTAACCAGAGGGGATTGATTTCCCCTTTGGTATGTAAGGAAGTGATGACATTTGAAGATGTATGAAAATATACCACAAGAATTAAAAAACATGCAACAGTGGGTTTGTTGGAAAGCCGAAGAAAGAAATGGGAAAATCTCAAAGGTTCCCATAAATCCTAGAACTGGTGGATATGCAATGAGTAATAATCCTTCTACATGGACAGATTTTAATACAGCAGTAAAAGAGAGCTTAAAATACAACGGAATAGGATTTATGTTAGGGAATGGCATATTTGGAATAGATTTAGATGATATGGATGAAGAGATAGAAAAATTTAAGAATGGAGATAGCAACAATATTGTATCAGAATTTATTTACAGTCTGGAAAGCTATGCAGAATATTCCCCTAGTGGTAAAGGGATTCATATTATATGCAAGGGATCCCTCCCACCAGGAGGCAGAAGAAGAGGGAATTTTGAATTTTACGAAAATGGTAGATTCTTTACTATGACTGGTAATATTGCTAGCGAATATAAAGAAATAGTAGATTGTACTGAAACAGTAAAATATCTACACAGTAAGTATATAGGGGTACCAGTTCAACCCACTCCAATAAAGCATGATCCACGACCCTTAGACTTAGATGAAAGCCAGTTAGTGGAAATAGCTTTAAAGTCAAAACAAGGACAGGCTTTTAATACTTTGTACCAAGGGTTTTGGGAAGGATTATATCCTAGTCAGAGTGAAGCAGATTTAGCATTTTGCAATATGCTAGCATTTTGGACTGGTAGAGATAAGTTTAAAATGGATTCTATATTTAGAAAATCAGGATTGTATAGGCCAAAATGGGACTCTAAACGTGGGGAACGAACATATGGAGATTATGTATTAGATACAGCGATTCGTGATTGTAGAGAAGTATTTACTCCTGGAAGTGGAGTAGATGATTATGGGATTATTATCTTGGACAGCAAGGTTAAAAAATTTGCTTTTGATGATACAGGTAATGCAGATAGATTTGTAAACAAATTTGAGAATACAGTTAGGTATAGCTATATAGATAAGGGTTGGTACTTTTACAACGGAAAGAAGTGGGAGTTTGACCTAGTGGGTCATGTAAAGAGTTTAACTGAAGAAGTTATTAAAGATATGAAAAAAGAATTGGCCTATTGTGAAACAGAGGAAGAGGAAAAAGCTTTTTTTAAGCATCTTAAATATACCAGGAATAATAGAGGAAAAACAAATATGTTAAAAGAATCGGAGCATAGACTGCCGATCCTACCAGATGAATTTGATAAAAGGAAAGATGTATTTAACTGTATGAATGGAGTAATTAGTCTTAGAGATGGGAAATTACACGAACATAGTTATGATCAACACTTATCTAAGATGTCATATGTAGAATATACAGATAATATTGATTGCCCTAAATGGTTGGAATTCTTAAATCAGATATTCGACCATGATACAGAATTAATTCACTATATACAAAAAGCAGTAGGATATTCTATGTCAGGATCCACTAAGGAGCAATGCGTGTTTTTCTGTTATGGAAATGGGAGAAATGGGAAATCCACTTTCTTGGATATTATTTCAGCAATAATGGGAGATTATGCTACTAATATCCAGCCTGAGACAAT